CAGGTCTGTGGCCTCCGCGTCCTGGACGATGCGGACCTCACGCTGACCGTGTCGGGCTTGACGGCAACGCTGGTCTCGGCAGCAGCAGTCAACTGGACCACGCTCGGCATTCGTGCTGGCATGATCATTCACATTGGCTCCGTCGTTACGGCGACCGGTGTCGTACAGAAGGGCCTCGGCGCTGGTGGCACGGTGAGCTACGGCTACGCGCGAGTCACCGCTGTCGCGGCTACCACACTCAGCCTCGACAAGCTGTCGAGCACGTTGTCGACGGCGGTTGGTGCAGTGGGTCTGGACCAGGACGTGCTGTTCGGCCGCTTCTGCCGCAACGTCGCCGTGACGGCAAACGCAACCGACGTGCGCTACCTGGAGCAGTACTACCAGATGGAAGTCAGCTACCCGGAACTGGGTGGCACTGGCCTGACGGAGTACGAGTACGCGATCGGCAACTCGGTCAACGAAGTGGCCCTGAACGTTCCGTTGACGGAAAAGGCAACCATCAACTACTCGTTCATCGGCACGAACAGCGACGACATCGTTGTCGAAGCCAGCCGCAAGACCAACGCCAGCACGGCGGTGACCCCGCTGCGCACGACGGCGTTCAACACGTCGAGCGACATCGCGGCTCTGACCACGGACGTGGTGAGCAGCGCCTCGGACGTGTGCTTCAAGTCGCTGACGCTGACCCTGCGCAACAACGTCAGCCCCGAGAAGTGCTTGGGCACGCTCGGCGCACGGTTCATCAACAGCGGCGTGTTCGAGGTCTCGGTCGAAGGCCAGATGTTGTTCACCAACAAGGCCATCGTCAACGCGATCAAGAACAACACGACGGTGACGTTCTTGCAGATCCTGACCAACCAGGACGGGGCCATCTGCGTGGACATCCCCGAGATGACCCTCGGCGGTGGCGGGCGCGAGTTCCCGGTCGACCAGTCGGTGCTCGTCAACGTCACGGGTGAAACCTTCACGAGCGCGACCTATGGTCACGACGTCGGGATCACGATCCTGGCTGTCGCGCCATGGGCGTGATCGGTAACAACAAGTAGTCCTACGGACAGGTCGTCAAGTTCCACCTGACGACCTGTCTGGCTTCAGCAGAACCAAGAGAACCGAAATGCGATTCAACTTCAGCAAGCTCGACGTCAAGGAATTGACCACGTGGGTCGAACTGCCGGAACTGGGTAAGGGTGCGCGGGTCGAAGTGCGACCGGCCATGGAGAGCAACTCCCAGTACTTCAACAACTTCCTCCGCCGCGCGGCCATGCGCACGCGGCGTGTGGCGCGCACGGACCGCGTCACTGCCGAGGACGCGGCGCTCAACCGCAGTGACGATCGTGACCTCTACCCGAAGTACGTGATCCGTGGCTGGGAGTGCATTTGTGACGAGAACGGCAACCCTGTGTCGTTCGATGTCGAGGCAGCGAAGGAGCTGTGCGCGCAGCTTCCCGACTGGATCTTCGACCGCATCCGCAACACGGCCACGACTCCAGAGCGTTTCCTTGGGCAAGACGAGGAAGACGATCCCGACACCACCGAGCTGGTGGGAAACTAAGGGAACGGCTCCTCTGGGACCTGCGCGCATCGCGCGACGGGTGGGCAGTGGAGTCCGGCGACTACGAAAAGAACACAGGTCGCCTCCCCGACTGGTGGCACAAGAAGCCACGGGAGGCCCCAGGCGATGTGTTCTACATCACCGCGTTCTGGGAGCTGTCGACGTGTCGAGCCTTCGGCATGTCGCTCGGTCCTATTCCGTGGAACTACATCGTGCAGTATGCTGACCGCCGTGGTCTCGACGATCGGATGTCCCGTGTCTTCGAGTACGTGATCCGCGAACTTGACGAGGTCTATCTCCGGGACCTCAAGACGAAGTAGCACACATGGTTAACTACAACGTCAACGTCATCCTGAACCCGGCCGGAGCGGTCAGCGGCGCTGCGGCAGTCAAGCGGAGCCTCACTGGCCTCAGCGACGCTGGGGACAACTTGAACAACAAGTTCAAGCAGATCGCTCGCTCCCTGGCCGGAGCCTTCACGGTCAGGGCCTTGGTCGAACAGGTTGACACCTACACGTCGTTGCAGAACCGACTGAAGGTTGTGACGGCCAACAGCCAGGAGCTTCGCAAGGTAACCCAGGATCTTCTTGACGTATCGAACAGGTCCAGAAACTCGTTCGGTGCCGTGGTCCAGATTTACTCTCGACTCGCGGTGTCGACGAAGCAGCTCGGGGTGAGCAGCAAGGACCTGATCAAGTTCACCGAGACGTTGGCGCAGACGATCGCCATCTCGGGTGCTTCGTCCTACGAAGCCCAAGGTGCATTGATCCAGTTCTCGCAAGCCATGGCTTCCGGAGCGCTGCGTGGTGACGAGCTTCGCTCAGTGTTGGAGCAGTTGCCTGAGCTTGCCAACATCATCGGCAAGAGGTTCGGCGTCACTGGTGCCCAGTTGGCCAAGCTCGGTGAGAGCGGAAGAATCTCAAGCATTCAGATTTTCGCTGCCCTCCAGGACGCAGCGGCAGAGATCGCGGAGCGCTTCAAGAAGACGATTGCAACGATCAGTTCTGCTCTGACAGTTCTGAGGAACCAGATCCTGGTAGCGATCGGCAGGTTCGACGAGGGAGCAGGCGGGGCTGCCTTCTTGTCCAAAGCCATCATCCTCGTGGCGAACAACATCAACGTGGTTGTTCAGGCCGTCAAGAACCTCGCTGTGTTCATCGGACCGGCACTGCTGTTGAAGGCCGTGAATGCTCTAACAGCGGCTCTGAAGAAGAACCCACTCATCTTCCTCGCCACTGCAATCTCGACAGTCCTTGCACTGTTCCCAGACCTGCAATCAGAGTTCAACAGGCTGCTTGAAAGAACTTCACGCCTGTTCGGTGGGTTCCAGGGCTTGAACAGAAGCCTTGGGACTATCGGTTCCTACATTGCAAGCACCTTTGTTGGCATCGTCAAGCTGCTGGCTAAGAACATCGAGCTTGTCGAGTTTGCTGTGACCGCCCTGTCTATTGCAATCACGACGAAGCTCGTCGTCGCCCTTGCCACTCGTCTTGCACCATCGATCACGGCAGTTGTTATCCCCGCGCTTGCCTCGTTCACCGCTGCATTGAGTGTTTCGGCATCGACAGCTATTGCTGCTTTCATCGGAAAGGGGCCAATCCTCAAGGCCGGATTCCTCCGAATCGGGGCAGCCGCCGTGGCAATGTCAGTGGATCTGGTCCTGGCTGCCAAGAACGCCATCTCACTCAAGTCTGCGGCTCTCGGCCTCGGGGCTGGGCTAGGAGCTGTTGCGGCTGCCTTTTCACTTGTGACAGCTTCTGCGATCTACCAGAGGCAGATCCTTGCGGACATCCGAGAAGCATGGCAAGGCGTAGAGAAGGACAGTCTCGCTGCTTCTGCCGGTACACGAATCCGTCAAGCACAACAGGAGATCAGGTCCATCGAGGACGCTATCTCAGCAACAGGCAAGAGACAGGGCATCGAGTTTGAAGGTACTGTCAACCAGCTTGAGCGGATCGCGATCCTGAACGGCAGGATCAACGCAGCAACGGGCGAGTCCAAGAAGCTCACCAAGCTCGGGTCCAACGGAACTGGCGATCTAGCAGGCGAGCTTGCGCGAGCAAAGATCCCGCTTCCTCAACAGGGCCTTCCTGCTTCGAAGGACGCCTTCCTCAAAGAACTTGCCGCTTTGAACCAGATCATTCTCGTCGAGAAGGCTAGGCTCGACTTTGGCAACGAGTTTGCCGAGCTGGAGCAGAAGCGCCTGGAGCTGGCATCGGACGGCATCGTTCTCACGAGCACTCAGCTTCATCTCCTGTCCCAGCTCCAGCAGGCGAGAAAAGATGCTGAAGCGGTCAACAGCACCATCGCCCAGCTTGACGCGAATGCCGCGCTGGTTGAGCAAGAGCGCATCCTCAACTTGGTGCTCCAGAAGCGCCCGGACCTCGCCAACGCAATCGAGAACGCCATGCTCTCGGCGAAGATCGCGGCGTTGGAGACGAGCACCGCGCTGGAAGATGGCTTCACCAGGGCCTTCCTCAAGCTCCAGCAAGAGGCGCAGAACCTTGCTGCGGTCGGCGAGGCGGTCGTCACCGTGTTCGCCGATCGTGCGACCGAGGCACTGTCGACCTTCCTCCTGACCGGCAAGTTCAACTTCCGCGAGTTCGCCAACTCGATCCTCGAAGACATCACGAAGATCCTCGTGCGTCTCCTGATCGTTCAGGCGATCACCGCCGCCTTGGACGGTGGCGGTGGCGGCGCAGCAGGGGCAGGGGCAGGGGCAGCGGTCGCGGGCGCAGCAGGCGCTGGCCTGTTCAGCCCAGGCGGCGGTGGTGCGCGCGCAGCAGGCGGCACGGTGCAGCCCGACCGCAGCTACCTCGTCGGCGAGAACGGCCCCGAGCTGTTCCAGCCGCGCACGACGGGCTCGATCGCTCCGAACCAGCAACCGGTTGCACCGGCACCGGTCAATGTCCAAGTCGTCAACGTCGACAGCCCGAGCGCTGTGCCTGCCGCCATCAACAAGGGCGGCAGCGACGAAGCGATCATCAACGTGCTCGCTCGCAATCGCGATCGGGTAAGGCAGACCATCGGATAACCATGGCGTGGCAATACGAGACTGGCGCGAGCAGTGACCGCGCAACCGGCTACCGCGACCTTCTGACGAAGATCGTGGCCTTCTGTACGTCGCAAGGCGTTGCAACGGTGGCGATCAACGCAGCCGGAACCGGCTGGACGTCTGGTGACATCGCCACGCTCACGCACGCGGGAGCCTACCTTGACGCAAAGTTCGAGGTGACGGCGGTTGCTGGTGCCATCACCGCTCTGCGCATCGTGGCCAATGGTGCATTCAGCAACCGCATCACGAGCGCCACAGGGACCGGCGGGTCGAACTATGTGATTGGCGACGTTCTAGAGCTGCAAGGAGGCACAGCGCGCGAGAAGGGCAAGGTGCAGGTTGCAACGCTTTCCGGCAGTGCAATCGCCACAGTCACGGTCTTCGAGACCGGAGGCAGCTACAGCGTGGCTCCCGGTGCAGCAGACACCACGACGAAGATCGGACCGACAGCAGGTACAGGGTCAGGTGGAACAGTCACCGCGACCATGACCGGCCTGATTGGCACGACCGGCCTCGCGGTAACGGGAGTCGGAACTGGCGCGACGGTCGACATCACGCTCGCGCAGACCGGCTGGACATCCGAGCGAAACGTCAACAACATCACCTTCAACTCGCTGACGAACGAGAAGCAGGTCGTACTGAAAGGCGACGCTGCTGGGCTCACCAACAAGCCCTTCATCGCCTTCGCCTCGATCACCGGCACCCCTGGGCTCACCACCCGGTACGCCATCGCGTTCCACGCGATGACCGCGCACAACCCGAGCATCTCGCTGGCCGCGCAGCCGGGAATCCTTGGCACCCCAGGCTCGTGGGTGAACACCACGAACTACCCATTCTTGCTCTGCGACGACAACACGAGCGGCGGTCCATTGAACATGGACTTCTGGATCTCGGCCGACGACAAGCGGATCAGCGGCGTGCTCGACACGAACAGTGCTGCGGCCACGAGCGACGACAGCCAATACCACCACTTCTATAGCGGCTACTACGACTCGTTCGCGACGGAGGTCGAAGACCCATACCCAATGTTCGTTGGCGCGTCGGCGACCCAGTACGAAATCGACCCAAGCGGCAGCAGCGGTCAGATCAGCGGACTGTCCGAGTGCTTCCGCAACGGATCATCGGCCACCAACACGAGCATGTTCTTCTATGCCTCGGAGGTGTCGGGGTGGGTGACGGTTGCGAACACCACAAGCGGCAGCGCTGCCTCGGTGCAAGGAGTTGGCATGTTCCCGATGGTGCAGGCGCAGGGCAAGGATGGCACGTTCACCAGTGACGGCATCGCTGATGACGGACCAGTCTCGCTGTGGACTGGAGTAGGGAGCACGGGCCGCGCGGCATCGACCAGAAGGCTCTACCCGATCCCAGGAGCAACGACCGCCTACCACTACCCAATCCCGTTGACGCTTTACTATAGGCCAACTGGATCGTCCGGCGGCACGACAGACACCACGAAGGACAGCCTTCGTGGCTCTCTGGCCAACTGGTTCTGGGTGTTCAACACCAGCTCCGCTGGTGCCGACATCGCGAACTTCGCCGAGGACTACATCACGGTCGGAAGCGATCGCTACCGGGTATTCCACACTCACGTTCAGAAGCAGCGCTACCACTACGTTTGCGTCAAGGAGACGACGTGAGCTACACCAACCAGACCTGTTCGAGTATCTCGGACCTGTTCACCAAGCTCGGTACTTTCCTCGGAGGAACACCGGGTTGGACGATCCCTGCTCCAGCGGCGTCGACGTTCGCGGCCAGGAAGAACGCGGCCGGTTACGACATCTGCTTCGCTGCGCACTGGAACAGCGGCAGCCCGAACAATGTCGGCATCTACCAGTGGTACGGTGCTGCCTACAACTCCGCAGTCCACGCGAGCGCGCAGACCGATGACTCTGGCAACGGCGTCACGACGTCGACCGATGCCACACTGGACGACGCTCGATACGCACCAATCACCAACACGCCG